CCGGCGGCCGGGGCGGGACGGTTTCGGTGACGATAAATGTCGCTGCCGCCCGCGATGCCACCCCGGCGCTGATGCAGCAGACCGGCACCCAGGTGGCACGCGCCGTGCGCCAGGCCTTGCAAAGGGCCGGGGCATGATCCGGCATTGGCTGGCCGGCCCCGATGCGCCGGTGCGCACGCGCTGGGGCAAGCGTTTCGATCCGTGCTATTGGACGGTCGATTTTCCGCGCCCGATGATGGCGGCGGTGACAACTGAAGGCGCCGATACGCTGGTCGTTGACCTTGCCTTTCTGACCCAGGCCGATCTTGCCGGGTTGATCTGGGAATCGGCCGATCGCTGGAGCCACCCCTTGTTGGCGCTGGCGACCGACCGCGATTACCGTGGCACGACGCTGGCATTCCGTTGGCGCTCGAGCGGCGCGGTGCAGCCGCTCGACGCTGTTAATGGCCCGGTGCTGACGATCGAAGGCCGTGACGCCCAGGGTGTGCCGCGCATCTGGTATGTGCGCTTGTGGCATTATGCCGAAGGCAGCGGCGACGACGCCACAGTCGTGCTCGATTTTGACAGGCTGGACGGCGGCTTCCTGTTGCCGGCGGAAGCCGACCGGGTGTTCGCCGGCGATATCGACCGCATGTTCCTGTCGCTGGTGCCGCCTGGTCATGACGGAAGCGCGACGCCGCTGCCGGTGCCGGCGGCAGCGCAGGTGCGGTTGGAGGCGATCAGGTGCGACGGGCCGGGGTCGATGCTGCGCATTGGCGATGCCTTTGTGCCACCGCACCCGCTACGCATGACCGGGGGCTATGACGACAGCTATAACCAGACGCCGGAGCGGTTGGTCGAAGCGATCTTCGCGCTCGGCTACCGCGGATCGCTGGTCCATTATGTCGGGATGAGCCATTTTCCCGGCCTGCGCTGGGATGCGGCAGCCGGGGCCTATCTGGCAGATCCCGCCGTGCCGGTGTGTGGCCCGGCGCTGGCCTGGCATCGCGATTTCTTTGCTCGCGCCGTGGCGCTTGACCTGCAACCCATCGTGTCGCTGTCGTTCGAACTGCTCGACCAATATTGTCCCGCTGGCTGGGCGCAGCGTGCGGCTGATGGCCGCCGCGCGACGACCGGCTATCTGCCGCCATCGACCCTGTTGTCGCCAGCGCATGCGGGGGCAATGGCCTGGTTGCAGACAGTGGCGGTGGTTTTCACCGAAATGGCGGTTGTCGCCGGGGCAGCGCCGCGTTTCCAGACCGGCGAGCCCTGGTGGTGGGTCGGGCCGGATTGGCAGCCGTGCCTTTATGATGCGGCAACGCTGGCGCTGCACGATGCCGAAACCGGGCTGTCGGCGCCGGTCATCGGTGATATCCGCCATCCGGCCGATGCCGGGGCGCGGGCTTGGCTCGATTGGTGCGGCGGCCTGCTCGGCCGCGCGACGCTGGCGCTGCGCGATGCTGTGCGCGCGGCCGTCCCGGCGGTTGAAACGCTGCTGCTGTTCTATGCGCCGCAAGTGCTCAACAGTGCCGCGCCCGAACTGATCCGTGCCAATCTACCGCTCGCCTGGGCGCATCCGGCCTTCGATGTGCTTCAGCTCGAAGACTATGATTTTGTTACACTCGATGATTTCGGCGGCCAAGCGCGCGCGCGCGCCACAATTGCAGACAGGCTTGGCTACCCCCTAGAGCGCCAGCATTATTTTGCGGGCTTTGCCACCCGCCCGACCGACTGGCGGCCGATTGCCGGCGCGGCCGCTGCGGCGCTGGCCCGTGGCATCGCCGATACCTTTGTCTGGGCTTGGCCTCAGGTGGCACGCGACGGCTTCACCGTCTTTGCGCTCGATGAAGAAGGAGATGAAGTTGTGACCGCCTTTCATGACGTGCTGTTTCCGTTACAGCTTGGCTATGGTGCTGCCGGAGGCCCGGCCTTTTCAACACAGGTGGTTGTCACCGGCTCCGGCCATGAACAGCGCAACAGCCAGTGGAGCGATGCCCGGCTCAATTATGATGCCGGGCTCGGCCTGCGTTCCGAAACCGATCTCGGCACACTGATCGACTTTTTCCGGGCGCGGCGCGGTCAAGCGCATGGTTTTCGTTTCAACGATCCGCTCGACAGCAGCTCGGCTGCGTTGGGTGGCCCCGTCACGCCGACCGACCAGCCGATTGGTACCGGGAACGGCGGCTTGACGCGGTTTGCGCTGGTCAAGTTTTATGGCGAGGGTGCCGATCCGCAACGCCGCCGTATCACACGTCCCGTCGCCGGCACCGTTCGCATCGCCATTGATGGCATCGAACGCAGCAGTGGCTGGCGCCTTGGTGCCGGTGGCCACGTCGATTTCGACGAGGCGCCGCCGCCCGGCGCGCAGGTCAGTGCCGGTTTCGCCTTTGACGTGCCAGTGCGTTTTGCCAGCGACCGTATCGATGTGTCGATTGCCGGGTGGCGGTCGGGTGAATTGCCCAGCGTCCCGCTCGTCGAATTGCGTGAGGATTGAGGCGATGGCGATCGTACATCCCGAACTTGGTGACCGGCTGGCCGCGGAATTGACGTCGCTGGCCATCTGCTGGCAGATCATTCGCCGCGATGGCGTCGCACTGGGTTTCACCACCCACGACCGGACGCTGCGCGTCATGGGGCTGGATTATGAAAGTGCGCCGGGGATTTTACCCTCGGCGGTGGTCGCCAGCGACGGGCTCGATGTCGATGTGATGGATGTCGCGGGCGCGCTCAGCGCCGATGCGATCCGCGCTGTCGATCTGGTCGAGGGCCGCTTCGACGGCGCCGCGGTGCGGATCTTCATGGTGGACTGGCAGGCACCGGATGCCGCGCAACAATTGCTCGCGCGCGGCACTCTCGGCAATGTCGAGGCCGGCAGCGGCCCCGATGCGGGTTTTACCGTCGGCCTGCGCGGCCAGACGGCGGCGCTCGCGGCGACATTGGTGGAAAGCTGCTCCCCCGAATGCCGGGCCGAACTGGGGGACCGGCGTTGCCGGGTCGCTTTGCGCGGACGAACGCTGCGGACCCGCATCGTGGCGATCGAAGGGCGCGCTGTGACGCTGGCCGATGTCGGTGCCGCGGCGGCCGAAACCTTTCGCGAAGGCCGGGTTCGTGTGCTCGCCGGCCCCGCTAGCGGACTGGAAGCGCATATCCAGGCCGTAAACGGAGACCAGTTGCTTTGTAACAGCGCTCTGGCAGCGGCTGCCGGCAGCCTCGTCGAACTTTGGCAAGGTTGTGACAAGCGCTTTGCCACCTGTGTCGACCGTTTCGACAATGCCGCCAATTTTCGCGGCGAACCGCATGTACCGGGCAACGATCTGTTGACCCGTTTCGCCTCCGCCTGATCCCTGGAGCATTTGATCATGACCGAAGCAAACGCGCCGCTGGCTGGCCGCCACTGGCCAGAGATTGTCGCTGCGGCCCGCGCCTGCCTCGGCACCCGCTTTCGCGCCCATGGCCGTGTGCCCGGGCTTGGCCTTGATTGTGTCGGCCTCGTGCTGGTTGCCGGGGCGGTCGATGCCGGGCTGGTGCCGGTCTATGCGCTGGGCGGCGATCATCATGCGCTGCTCGATGCTGCCTTGCACCTTGCCGGGTGCCAGCGGGTGGCGCTGCCCTTGCCGGGCGATGTTCTGGTGCTTTCGCCGGCGCCGCGCTTGTTGCACCTCGCCATCATGACGCCCGCCGGGGTGGTCCAGGCGCATGCAGGGCTTGGCCGCGTCGTCGAAGGGCCTCTCGATCCGGGCTGGCCCTGCCTCGCCGCCTGGCGTTTCATGGGAGCGCGCTGACAATGGCGACCCTGGTTTTTGGCAGCATTGGCCGTGTCTTCGGCGGGCCAATCGGTGGCCTGCTCGGCAGCATCGCCGGCGGGCTGCTCGATCGCAGCCTGGCGGGCGGCACCGGCAACGGTGGCCGGGTCGGCAATCTCGAGGTGCAGAGCGCTGCCTATGGCGAGCCGATCCCGGTCGTCGTCGGCCGCATGCGGGTCGCCGGCAATCTGGTCTGGTCAAGTGGCATCATCGAAACCGCCGGCGGCGGCAAGGGTGGCGGCACCGGCTATGCTTACAGGGCGTCTTTCGCGGTTGCACTGGTAGCCGGGCCGATCACCGCCATCGGTCGCGTCTGGGCCGACGGCACCGAGATCCGCAGCAATGCCGGCACTTTCGCCAGCCCCGTTACAATGCGGCTTTATCCGGGTAGCGAGACACAGGCGGTTGATCCCCTGATCGCCGCAGCAGAGGGTGGCAAATCGGCTCCAGCCTATCGCGGCATTGCTTATGTCGTGTTCGAGGATCTCCCGCTGGCTGAGTTCGGCAACCGGATCCCCAACCTTACCTTCGAGATCATTGCCGGCGGTGATGATGGGCTCGACATGGGTGCGGCGCTGCGGCGACTGTCGAGGGGCGAAAACGGAGCGCTTGCCGTTGTCAGCGGGCGCTTTCCGGCAATCTCTGGCCATGTTGCGGCCCGTACCGGGAGTGTCGCTGACAACATTGCACCACTTGTGGCGATCGCCGGCGCCGCGGTGGCCAGCGGTGACGGGCTGGAACTGGTCGGCGATACCGACGCCCATGTCGAGCTACCGCCGACGGACCGACACGCGTGCAGCCAGGATGGCGCGTCCGGTCGCGACCGTTTTGTGCGGCAAGGTGGCGAAACAATGGTGGCCGCTGTCGAGTTGAGCTATTTTGATGGTGACCGGGCCTATCAGGCGGGTTTGCAGCGTGCCCGCAGCGGATCGCCGGGCGCGCTTGTGCAGCATGTCATCGCCAGCGCCATGCCGGCGACGCTCGCGAAGCGGTTGGCGACCGTGCTGCTGGCTCGCGCCGAGGCTGTCCGGCTGCAGACCAGTGCCCGGCTGCCGTGGCGTCACGTCGGTATCCGGCCCGGGATGCAGGTGCGATTTGCCGATGAAGACCGGCTTTGGCGGGTGCGCGCCACTCGTTTCGAAGCCTTTGTGGTACATTTGGAGCTTGAGCGTGCCGCTATCGGGCTTGCGCCAGAGCAGCCGGCCGATGGCGGGCGGGCGCTGGCCTTTGCCAGTCAGCCGGCGGGCGCGACCGAAGTGCTTTGCCTCGACCTGCCGCCCCTCCCGGGGGAGGCGCCCGCGTTGCCCCGGCTGTGGTTGGCGGCTGCTGGTGCCGCACC